AGAGAAGAGAAGAGAAGAAAAGATAAGAATATTACGGAACAGAACGAAACGCCTGACCGGGGACAGCTGGTGCAGGACAGAGGCTGAGAAGGGGCAGAGACGATGCAGGCGAAGACAGGCGACCGGACCGGGACGATGCCGGGACAAGAGGCAGGACCGTTGCCGGAAAGCGGACGGGCGCGGGTGCGCCGCCTCCTGTTCGATCCGATGGCCTTCCGTTCGCCGGCGCGGCTCAAGCCCGAGGACGAAACCCGGACGCTCAACGCACTGGCGGACGAGCTGGCCTACATGACCGACGAGAGCCTGGCTGCGCTGCGCGGGATGCTGCAATCAAAGGGTCAGGGCAGGCTGCGCAACCTCTGGCCCGACCTGCCCACCGTGCGCGCCCTGGCCGAGGCGGTGCAGCACAGGCCGCTCGTGGAGATGCCGGCGCTCGTCCGGTGGTTCAGGTCGGTCGAGGGGCCCCGTGCGATCCTCTGCGGCACGCTGCTCGCAACGTGGGAGTATTTCGAGGCCCGCAAGGTTCCGCCGTACACGCCCGCCGCCCGCGCGCGTGTCACGGCCCGTGCGGGCGAGATCGCCCACCGCCTGAAAATCATAGAAGACCGCCGGTCGCGCGGCGTGGGCAACAGTGCTGACGATCTGCAGTTCGAGCAGTGGTGCTTGACCCAGACGAGCGCCCTGACCGACCTGGTCGGGAACCTGAAGGACAATCTGGAGGGCGCGTCGTGACGCTCGACTTCCGCGATCTGCGGACTGGCGATGCGGTGCCTTCCGCCCCTGCTCAGGACAGATGCCTCGTGTCGCCAGGCCAGGCCCGATGGCACGCACTGACGGTTCGGCCACAGCGCGAGGACGCCGTCGAGGCCTGGCTCGCCCAGCGTGGGGTAAAGGGGTTTCACCCCGTGACCCGTCGGCACGTCATGCGGTTTGGCAGGCAGGTGGAGGCGGTGCGCTGTTACCTGCCGGGCTACGTCTTCGCGCGCTTTCCGGGCACCGTGCTGCGCCACCGCGTTGCGGCCTGTCAGATGGTCACCGGTGCTGTCACGCTCTGCTCGGGCGAGTGGGGCTGTCTCGACCCCTACGGTCTGCGGGCCATCATCGCTATGCGCAAGGTCGATCATGCAAGGCGGTCGGCAGAGCAGCGGATGCGGCGGGCCGCGCGCAGGCTCTCCCCAGGGGACCGGGCTGTGGTGATCGGCGGGTTGTTCGGCGAGGCGCGGGTCGAGGTCGTGTCGATCGAGGCGGGCGAGGTGCGATTCCGGGTCGCCATGTTCGGTGGCGACGTTCTGGCAACGGCGACGGCGGACCAGATGGTCAAGATTGCCGCTTGACGGATACGCCTCTTGATTCTTATGGTCCGATCTAACAGGCCCGATGCCGGAGACCACGCGCGTGCAGAGCGCCCAGGTCCGGAGGATGGGCGGCGCAGATGGGTTCTAACGCTCCATCTTGGCAGCCTGCATTGTGCCCGACGCCGCGAGTCTGGGCTGCGCGTTTGAGTTTGAGCGCAACAATCGTTCGTCCCTATCCGCGCGCAACAATCGTTCGTCCCTATCCGCGCGCAACAATCGTTCGTACCTATCCGCGCGCAACAATCGTTCGTAGCGGGTCCTTTCCCAACTCATAACGTATACGGGCGCGCAGAGAGCTTAGGATTCTCGGGGCTAAAAGTGATGCGAAGCCTAAACCGCAGGAGGCTAAACCTGCGCAGGAGGCTAAACCGACAGGCCCAGTTGAAAACAATGAACCAGGTAAACGCTACATCTCTTGCCGAGCGGCTCAGCGTCACGCGCGGGCGGATCAGTCAGTATGTCTCCGAGGGCAAGTTGGACGGTTGCTACGAGGGCAGCGGTCGCGCGCGGCGGTTCGATCTCGATAAATGTGCTGTCGCGCTTGGGCGCAGGCTCGACCCGGGCCAGATGATGGGCAACGGGGCATCGACGCGGGCGGCACTTGCCACCCTGAGGCATGAGGCGCCGCCTGCGGCGCCCGTGGTTGACCAGATCAAGTCGCAACGATCCGACACCGAGCTGCGGCCAAGCGATCCCGATCGCTACGAACTGGCGCGCACCCAGAAGGCGGAGGAGGAAGCCCGCCGCATGCGGCGACAGAACGAGCAGGAGGAGGGCAGTTTCGTGCTCGCGTCCGAGGCGGCGCGGCAGACGGCGCGGATCGTCGGACAGGAGATTGCTGCCTTTGAGACGGTCCTTCGCGAAGGTGCGCGCAAGATCGCCGATCATCTGGGTGTCGACTACAAGACCGCCCGCCAGTTGCTCGTCGAGACCTGGCGGGCTCACCGGACGGCCCGGTCGGATGGGCTGGGGGCCGAATCCGGGCGGATCCAGATGACCGAAGCCGAGCGCGCGGACGACATCTGAGATGGGATTTCTCACGTCGGCACACGCCGTGATCGCAGCGGCGGTCGCCGAAGCCCTGCGACCGCCGCTGCCACCGGACATCACCCGATGGTGCGAAGACAACATCGTGTTCGATGAGCGGTCACCGATGCCGGGACCGTTCCGCATCGCGCGGTTTCCATTCCTGCGGCAGATCCACGAAGTCCTGTCGCCGGAGCATCCGTCGCGCGAAGTCACGCTGCGAGGATCGGCGCAATGGGGCAAGACCGTTTCTGTCGTCAATCCTGTGATCGGGGCCTGGCACGAATACGGACCGCTCGACAGCCTGGTCGTGCATCCCACGACCAGCTCGGCCACCGAGTGGGTGGACAACAAGTGGTTACCTATGCGGCGCCAGGCGCCGGGACTGATCGCGGTATTCGGCACCGGACGATCCGGCGACAACAAGGACGCTAAGTTCAACCAGGAGACGCTCTCCCGCAACGGCAGCCTGAAAGTCACGTCGGCCGGGTCGCCGGACGATCTGGCGGGCACGTCACGCAGGCTCGTCGTCCTCGACGATCTGTCCAAGTTCGAGATGAGCCCGAAGGGCGATCCGGAGGCGCTCGCGCTGTCGCGGGCATCGGGCTATGAGGATGCAAAGATACTGCGGGTCTCGACACCGCAGGTTGCAGGAACCTGCCGGATCAGCCGGGCTTACCGGCGGTCGGACCAGCGGCTCTATCACGTCCCGTGTCCACATTGCGGGCATCCCGCCCCTCTGACCTGGGAAAACTTTCTGCGGAGCCTCGATCCAGAGCGGTTACAGGCGGCGCATTTCACGTGCGACGATTGCGGCGCCGCGATCGGGCACGAGCACAAGGACGCCATGGTCGCGGCCGGGGCTTGGGTCACTCACAATCCCGCAGGCGATCATCCCGGCTTCCATCTGTGGCGCGCCTATGCGCCACAGCGGGACTGGGCCTCGATCGCGGTAGACTATGCCAAGGTTATGGGCTGGACGACGGTCTCCCTGACAGCGGCGACCGAAGAGGCGATGCGCGAAACCGTCGAGTCCCAGACCGAACAGACGTTCTGGAACGACGTTCTCGGCCTGCCCTATGTCCAGGCCAGCAAGGGACCGAACTGGGAAACGCTGCGCGACCGTGTCGAGAACGCCGCTGACGGTGAAGTCCTGCCGCTCGGCGTGCTGCCCTCGACCGGGCTGATCCTGACGGCCGGCGTCGACTGCCAGCACGACAGGATCGAAGTCCAGATCGTCGCCTTCGGGCGAAACTACCAGAGGTGGGTGGTGGACTACCGCGTGATCCCGCATCACATCGGCGACGAGGACGGTCGTGGTGCCCTCGACGCGATCCTGAAGGCAACCTGGCGCACAGAACTGGGTTTACGGGTGCCGCTCGACATGCTCGCGATCGACGTTGGGGCCTATACCGAGGATGTCTGGTCCTGGGGCAAGCGGCATCCGTGGGACCGCGTCATTCTGGTGAAGGGTGCGTCGACCCAGTCCGGTCCGACGATGGTCCCGATGAAGTTCGAGCGCCGCGCGGACGGCACGGCGCGCAAGGCACAGAAGCGCGCCTTCATGCTGAACGTCAGCCAGCTTAAGGCCGATTTCTACGGTTGGCTGGCCAAGGACGATCCGCTGGAACGAGGTTACGTCCATTTCGCCCGGGGACTTGGTGACGAGTATTTCCGCCAGATCAGCTCGGAAGTCCGGGTCCTGAAGCGTTCCCGGTCCGGCGTGGTGACGAGCGCCTGGGAACTGGCCGAGCCGACCCGGCGCAACGAAGGCCTCGACACCATGAACTATGCCGAGGCCGCCGCACGACGAAAGATGTGGGCCTCGATGACGGCCGAACAGTGGGACTTGCTCGCCGCGCTGCGCGGCATCGCGCCACCGGATGCCCAGCCCGACCTGTTCGACGCGGGGGCCAGGGCGGTCGTCGCCACACCGCAACACCCCCCGCGGCCGGGACCGGGCCGTCGCATGAGAGGCCAGGTGACATGACCGCGATCGACTATTCCGCGCGCCTCGCTCTCGTGCAGGCGACGATCGCTGCCCTGCTGTCGGGTGGGATGCAGAGCTACGAGATCGAGGGGCAGAAGGTGACGCACCTGGACCTCGGCTGGCTGAGCCGCGAAGAGGAACGTCTGGTCGCAAAAATAAACCGTGGCAACCGACGCGGCGGCGCCTTTCGCCAGGCGAGCCCGCGATGAGACGGCGGATCGCGGTGCCGAAACCGACGCTGATCGACAAGGCTGTCGCCTGGGTGTCGCCTGCGGCGGGCCTGACCCGGATGCGGGCGCGGGCGACGATGGCGGCCATCGGCGGCTATGTGGGCGCGCGTCGTGACCGGGCCTCGATGTCACAGTGGGCGGCGCTGTCTGCCAGCGCCGACGCCGACCTGCTGACGGATCTGGACACGCTGCGCAGCCGGTCGCGCGATCTCGTCCGCAACGACCCGCTCGCCCAGAGTGCCGTCGCGACAAAGGTCGTCAACGTCATCGGCGTGGGCCACGTGTGCCGACCAGAGATAGACCACGACCGGCTTGGCATCACGCCGGCTGCGGCGGAGACATGGGAGGAGCTGGCGCTCGATCTGTGGACAGACTGGGCGTCGAGTCCGGACTGCGATGTCGCCCGCGTTCTTGACTTCGCCGGACTCGAGGACCTCGTGTACCGCTCAAAGCTCCTGAGCGGCGACGTGTTCGTGGTGCGCCGGTTCAAGGAACGGCAAGGGCGACTCCTTGGCACATGCTGGCAGGTGATCGAGGGCGATCGGGTGTCGAACCCGAACTGGGGCGCCGACAGTGAGACCCTGGCAGGTGGTGTCGCACTCGACGCCGACGGAGCCGCCGTAGCTTACCACATCGCCAACCGGCACGGTATCGACCGCAAGCGATCTGGTGCGGTGAGCTGGCAGCGGGTCCCATCGCGCGATGCCCAGGGGCGGCCGCAGGTCCTGCACATCCACGGCACCCGCTGGCGGCCGGAGATGACGCGTTATGCGCCGCTGCTCGCGCCGGTCATCGAGAGCCTGAAACAGCGGTCGCGATATTCCGAAGCGGAACTGATGGCCGCTGTCGTCAGCGCCTGCTTTGCGATCGGCATGAAGTCGAACGATGGGGATCTCGGCTCGGGCCTGCAGGCCGCCGGAACAACCGGATCGGACACCGGATCGGCCGCGAAGGATATCCGGATCACCGAGCCCGGACAGATCTTCGACCTGCTGCCGGACGAGGAGATCACGAACTTTCAGCCGGGCCGGCCGAACCCGCAATTTGCGCCGTTCATCGACGCGGTGGCCCGCGAGATCGGGGCCGGAACCGATCTGCCGTACGAATTGCTCGTCAAACAGTTCCAGGCCAGCTACTCAGCCAGCCGCGCAGCCATGGAGATGGCCTGGCAAGTGTTCCGGACCGAGCGGGCGCGCCATGTCGCGCAGTTCTGCCTGCCGGTCTACGAGGCGGTGATCGGTGAGGCCGTAGCGCGCGCACTTCTCGTGGCGCCGGGTTTCATCACCGCACCGCTGCGCCGTCGGGCGTGGCTCGGGGCGCAGTGGATGGGCCCCGCGCGTCCCACCATCGACCCGGTCAAGGATGCCAAGGCCGACGAGACGTATCTCGACATGGGAGTTACGTCGCTGACCCGCATCTCTGCCGAGCGGTTTGGCACCGATTACCGTGTCACCCGGCGGCGTCGGGCGCAGGACGGCAGCGACCAGCATACAGCGGCCAAGGCCGCTTCGGCTGCCGTGCCGGGCGCTGCGGTCCGCTTTGTGCCGCAGGAAGACCCGCCCGAGACCGATCTGGAGGACGAAAATGCTGATTGACCGATCCGGTCGTGCCTGGGCGATGCGCGCCGACGACATGCTGATCGCGCAGGCGATGTCGGTGCGCGAGCAGGCGCGCACTGCCGCGACCCTGGCCGCCACGGGTGAGCGCCTCGACGGATCGGAATTTGCCCGTGTCGTGAGCGGTGTTGCGGTGATCCCGGTGTCTGGTCTGTTGATGCGGAGCATGTCCTATTATTTCTGGTCCTACGAGGAAATCGCGCGCGACCTGAGGCTGGCGCAGGCCTCGCCGAATGTCCGGTCGATCGTGCTGGATATCGACAGCGGCGGCGGCCTCGTCTCTGGCTGCGGCGATCTGGCCGCGGCGATCCGGGCCGGCGGACCGAAGCCGGTCGAGGCGTTTGTCGGCGGGCTTTGCGCCTCGGCCGCCTACTGGATTGCGAGCGCGGCGAGACGGATCATCATCGGGTCCGGGACTGTCGTCGGCTCCATCGGGACCGTGATCGAATATGTCGACATGGAACCGATGTTCGAAAAGATGGGTGCCCGCATCGTGCGCGTCGTCGCGCAGGACAGCCCCAACAAGCGGCTGGACCCCGACAGCCCTGAAGGCAGGGCCGAGATGCAAGACCTCGTCGATGCGAGCTGCGGCGAATTCGTCGCGGGCGTGGCCGCATATCGCAACGTGACCGCAGCCGACGTGCTGCAGCGATTCGGTCAGGGCCTGATGTTCGACGGGGCAGAGGCCCTGGCACGCGGCATGGTCGATGCCCGTGGCACGAAAGATACCCTGCTTGCGGACCTGGCGGCCCGCAAATCAACGCTGACAGCGGCGCCCGCCACCGCGAGCGAGGAGAACCCCATGGACTGGGCTTCCATCACCACGGCCGCGTTGCGAGAGCATCGGCCCGAGATCGCCACCGAGATCGAGGAGGCCGCCCGCGCCGCCGCGACGACCGGGGCAAGGGAGGCTGCGACGGCCGCCGCCACCGCTGAGCGCGACCGCATCCTGGCACTCGACGAGGTCGCAGTCGCAGGCCACGAAGGTCTCGTTGCGGCCGCAAAGGCCGACGGCACCACGACCGCTGCCGAACTGGCACTGCGGATCCTGAAGGCCGAGAAGGCTGCGGGCGGCCAGGTTCTGAGCCAACTGCGTGCCGCCGACCCCGGCGCCGCCGTCGCGCGGGTCCAGCCGCCCGTCACCACGACAACAGAGGCCACCGGCGACGACATCGAGGCGAAGGCCAGGGCCGACTGGGACAAGAACGCCACCCTGCGTTCCGAGTTCGGCGGCACCTTCGCGACCTACCTGGCCTATGCCAAGGCCCATGCCTCCGGCCGCGCGCGCATCCTGCGCTCTGCCACCTGACCCCCTGATCGAGGAGAGACACAATGACCACGCTCGCCGCGGACACGTCGCGCGCCTACCAACTGGGCGATCACGAAGAATACCCCGTCATCGCCACCGACATCATCTACCAGGGCGCCGCCGTCGGCGAGAACGCAGCGGGCTATGCCCGCCCGCTGGTGGCGGGCGACCGGTTCCTGGGCTTCGCGCTCGAAGCGGCAGACAATGCCGCAGGGTCCGCCGGGACCATCCTGGTCCGGGTGCGGTCCCGCGGCCGGGTCGTGCTGGCGATCTCGGCATTGGCCATCACCGCCAACGACCGCGCGCCGGTCTATGCGTCGGATGACAATACCTTCACCCTGACCCGCAGCACGAACAGCTGCATCGGCGCGGTCTCGCGCTGGGTTGCCACAGGCACCGCTGTCGTCGAGTTCGACGCATTTGCCGCCACCCTGCACGAGAGCGCCTACGCTCTGCGCAATGAAGTCTGAGGAGAACTAGAATGAAATCGGGCTTGAGACTTTCTCCGGAAGCCATCATCGGCTCTTTCTACCAGCGGCTCAACGTCGCGACCACAGCATCCTGGGTCCCCATGCTCGGGATGCTGTTCAGTTCCAGCCAGGAGGCGCAGGAGTACAGGTGGCTGGGCAACACGCCTACGATGCGCGAGTGGATCGGCGGTCGCCATGCCAAAGGGTTCCGCGCAAACGGCATCATCATTCGCAACAAGAAGTTCGAGGCCACCATGGAAATCGATGTCGACGAGATCCGGCGCGACGGTACGGGCCAGATCATGGTGCGCATCGACGAGCTGGTGACACGGACCGTCACGCACTGGCAGTCGCTGATGTCGACCCTGATCCTCGGCGGCGAATCCGGCATCTGCTACGACGGGCAGTATTTCTTTGACACGGATCATGCCGAGGGCGATTCGGGCAGCCAGTCGAACGATATCACCGTCGACATCTCCGGTGTGCCGGCAACGGTCCACGGGACTGCAACGGCGCCGTCGGCCGAAGAAATGCGCGCGATGATCCTGGCGGGTGCGCAGCAGATGTTGGGCCTCAACGACGACCAAGGCGAGCCGATGAACGAAATGGCGCGCCAGTTTCTGGTCCAGGTGCCGACAGCCTGGTTCTCGACGGCGGCGGCGGCGATCTCGAACCCTGTCGTGGGCGGCGACACCAACGTGCTGACCAACCTCGACGGGTTTGCGTTCGCGCTTGCCGTGAACCCGCGCCTGACCTGGACCGACAAGCTCGCGGTATTCCGCACCGACGGGTCGGTCAAGCCCTTCATCCTGCAGGAGGAAGAGGGCGTGACGGTCAGTGCTGTTGCGGAGGGCTCCGAGCTGGAATTCAACGAGGGGATGCACCACTACGGCGTCAAGGCGCTGCGCAACGTGGGCTACGGCTACTGGCAGCACGCCTGTCTCGTGCAGGCCATCTGACCCCGCCCGGCAACCGAGTGATGTTCCGGTGTGGCGCCCCGTGCGGGCGCCCATCCCGAGCCTCAGACCCCGAAAGGAATGACAGATGATGCAGACCGTCCGCGTGATCGCGGCGCAGGGTGTAACCCTTCGGGGCCCCCTGACGCTGAAACTGAACCAGGATCAGATCGCCCGTCGCCGCCCGATGCTCGGCACGCCCGGCAAGGCCGGCATGGTTTTGCTCGACGGTGACCGCACCGTGCAGTTCAAATACGGCGAGGAGTTCGGGGTCGACGGTTTCGACCGGATGAACAGGGAGCAGTTCGAAGTGGTCGGCGGTGACCGTGTGGCTGCCGACAAGGCGCGCACCGATGCTGTGGCCGCCGACAAGGCGCGCACCGATGCTGTGGCCGCCGACAAGGCGTTCAAACCGGTCGGCGGCGGCGCGTGACCTTTGCAGCCGACACGACCGCGATCTTTGCCGGGCCGCTCGGCGCGGACGCGACCTATACGCCTGCTGGCGGCGCTCCCGTTGCGGTCCGTGTGATCCCGCGTCAGGCGGATGCGGAAACGGGATGGCAGGAGATGCGGATCGTCCTGCCGACGACGATTTTCCTGGTTCCGGTGGCGGCTCTTGCCGCCGCGCCGGTGACGGGCGACACGATCGCCTATGGCGGCAGCACCTATGCGGTGCAGGGGGCGCCGGTCCGCGACGAGCGCCGTCTGCGCTGGACCGTCGAAGCGCGGCCTGCCTGATGTTCAAAGTGACGTTCTCGCACTCGATCCAGGGTGGCGCCCCATCCGGCGCCAATCTGGCCAGCATGCTGATCGATGACGTAGACACGGGCGAGCGGGCGGTCACCCGAGCGATCCGCGGCGTAGCGGTCGATCTTCGCTCGGTCTGGCGCGCCCAGGTCCGATCCGGCGGGCTGGGCGACAAGCTGGCAAATACGATCCGCAGCGCGTCGTATCCGGCAGGCCAGAATAGTCTGAGCGGGGCGGCGGTCATCTGGAGCAAGGCGCCAAAGCTGGTCGGCGCCTTCGAGGCCGGGGTCCTCATCACGTCGCAGGACGGTTTCTGGCTCGCAATCCCGACCGAAGCCGCAGGCCGCCCTGCGGGTCGTTGGGGGAGGCGGATCACGCCCGGTGATTGGGAGCAGCGCAATGGGCGCCGCCTGCGCTTTGTCTATCGCCGGGGCCGGGCGAGCCTGCTGGTTGCCGACGACGCCCGGATCAACAACAAGGGCATCGCCAAAGGCAAGGGCGGTCGTCGCCGTCGCGACGGTATCCTGACCGGGGCGCAGACGGTCGTGATCTTTTTCCTCGTGCCGCAGGCGCGGCTGCGCAAGCGGCTCGACCTGATGGCCAATGCGGGGCGCATCGCCGCCACCCTGCCGGATCGCATTCTGGCAAACTGGGACTGATGCCATGCCGAGTGTGTTCGAGACCATCATCACCGCGCTTCGGACGCTGATCGACGAGGCCACCCCGGCCACCGTCATCCGCGGCGGCGGTCCGCCCTCGGACGTTCCCGCGCCCGGGCTGGTCGTCCTGATCGACGGCGAGCCGGGCGAGGCCGAGACGACCCTGTCGCCGCTGACCTGGCATTACGAGCACGAGGCGGCGGTCGAAGTCTATTCTGCCGCCCCAGACCGGGATGCCGGGCTCGATGCCATCCGGGTCGCCATCGGCACGGCCATTGCCGCCGATCGCACGCTCGGCGGACTCTGCGACTGGATCGAGGCCGAAGCGCCCTCGACCGAGACCTTGCCGCTTGCCGGCGGGGCCACCACCAAGGCCGCGATCATCCCGATCCGGCTCAGCTACGCCACCACCGATCCGCTGATCTGAGGAGACAGACATGGCCCGAGCACAAGGGGCCCGCGCGCAACTCGCCGCGGCCTTCGAATCGATTTACGGCACTGCGCCGGCAAGCGGCTATGCCAGGTTGCCGTTCGCGTCCGCGAACCTGAGCATGGCGCAGACGCTGCTCGATAACGAGTTGCTGGGATTCGGGCGCGATCCCCTGGCGCCCGAACTCGATACCGAGGACACGGACGGCGACATCGTCGTGCCGGTGGATGTGGAGGCCTTTGGCCTCTGGCTGAAGGCGACCCTCGGCGCGCCGGTGACATCTGGGGCCGGTCCTTATACGCATGTCTACACATCCGGCGGCTGGACCCTGCCCAGCCTCTCGATCGAGACGGGACTGCCGGAGGTCCCGCATTTCGCGATGGCCAAAGGTGTCAAGGTCGACCGGCTGGCGCTGTCGATGCAGCGCAAGGGGCACTTGCAGGCGACGGCCTCCCTGATCGCGCAGGGCGAGGCCGTGGCGTCCAGCACCCAGGCCGGAACGCCGGTGCCCTATGCTCTGAGCCGTTTCGTGCAGCGGCACGGGTCGATCACGCGGGGCGGTGCGGCCCTCGGTGAAGTGGTGTCGGCCGATCTGACCTACGCCAACAATCTCGACCGGATCGAGACCATCCGCGCCGACGCGAAGATCGACGGCCTCGATCCCTCGATGGCCATGCTTTCTGGCAGGATCACGGTGCGGTTTTCGAGCCAGACGCTGCTCACCCAGGCGACGGACGGCGATCCTGCCGCATTCACCTTCAGGTTCACCAAGGGCGGCGAAAGCCTGACCCTTGCCGTCCCGCAGCTGTACCTGCCGAAGCCAAAGGTGGCGGTCGAAGGGCCGCAGGGCATCCAGGTCACCTTTGACTGGCAGGCCGCCCAGGACACCGACGGCGATCCGATGCTGACCGCAACGCTCGTCAATGCTGTGGAGAGCTACTGATGCTGATTCTTCGCCTGAAGTCGGAGCCGTACTGGCTCGACCTGCCGCTTGGCGTGCGGCTGCACGTGTTGCCCTTTGGGCGCGCGCTTGGGCAGGCCGCGCGCGAGGACATTGCCACGTCAGGCGGCGACGAGGATGACGACGAGGATCCCGGCATGCGCCTGGAGGCGATCTGCCTCGCCGTCGCGAAGCGTGGCATCATCGAATGGGAGGGGGTCGGGACCACGGGTGACGATGCGGCCGACGTGACCGAGACCAACATCGAGATGCTGCTCGACAACCCGTCGATCTGGGCCACGTTCCTGCGGGATTACATCAATCCCGGATTTGGGGTGATCACCGAGGGAAACGTCTCCGCGCCCTCGCCGAATGGCACTTCGGAGAAGGCGCGGACTACTGCACGAACTGCCCGGGTCTCTGTGCCGAGTGCCCCGCCCGCGTGAATGCGCCGCACACGCTCGAAGGTCGGATGATCTGGTCTCTGGCGCTCGATCTGGGCGGCCAGTTCCGGTTTGTCGTGCTGCCCCGGCGGCTGATGCGGACCGGCTATGACATGACCGCCGCACTGGCGCTGGCCGCAGCCCGCGGCGTCACTGCTGCGACGGTGGCGGAATTTCTGCCCATCATCGAGCAGGCTGCGGTGCGCGGCTCCGCTCGGACAGAGGACTAGACATGGTCGAACGCAAGTTCACGACACGCCTCGATGTGGTCGGCGGTGCCGAAGCGCGGCGCGAATACGATAGCCTCGGCACGTCCGGCAAGGGGGCAATGCAGGCGATCGACCGCGCGCAGGAGAGCGCTGCCGCGTCTGCCGCCACCTTTGCCAAGAACATGCGCGCGGACGAGGAATTCCGCAAGCTGCGGGCCACCGTCGATCCGGCCAATGTCGCGCTGCTGCGCTACGAGCGGGCGGTCGAAGTCACAACTCAGGCGATGCGGGCGCAGGTGACGACGCAGCGCGAGGGGATGCGTGTCCTCGCCCTCGCGCAGGCCGAATACGACCGGACGACGCTCGCTGTGCAGAGGCTTGCGGCGGCGCAGGGCGATGGCGGAGAGGCTTCTGGAGACTTAGGCAGCAAGATTCAGAATGCAAGTTTTCAGGTTGGAGACTTCTTCGTCCAGGTCGGCGGCGGCGTCGACGCCGCCCGGGCGCTGGCACAGCAGTTGCCGCAGTTGCTCGGGTCGTTAGGGGTGTTCGGCGCCGTTGCGGGCGGCGCCGCTGCGGCCGGCTTTGCGCTCGTCCCGATGTTTTTTGGCGCAGGCGACGCCGCTGATGAGGCGGGTGACGGTCTCGACCGCTTCACAGCGGCCCTGAAGACCTATGACGACTATGCGGCACGAGCCCGGGCGACGACGCGCCAGATGTCGGCCGAGTTCGGACTCTTCGGCGATCAGCAACAGGCCAACGCGGCCTATCTGTCCGAAGCCGCAGCACGGGCGGCTGTCGAGACGATCGCGGGCGTGGGCGACGATCCTATCGCGGCCATCGCTGCGTTCAAGGAATATGAGGCGATTAGACTTCGCATATTGCAAGCCTCCGAACAAGCCCTCGAGGAGTCCCGCGGGTTTACCCCGACCGAACTGTTACTCCCACTGAGGTCCTTGATCCGCGAGCGGGTCCTTGATAACGCGGCAGACAAGATCGGTCTCACTACCGAGCAGGTAGGCGACCTTAGTGCGGCCCTCGACGATCTGGGACAGAGCGACGGACTGCCGCAGATTGCCGAGAATGCCCAGCGGGCGCTCGACATCATCCGCGAGTTCTACCCGGATGGCAGCGACCTTCCCGGGCCGCTGCTGGGTCTGGGTGCGCTGCTCGACTCCCTGACCGGATCCGTCGCCGCC